GGCTGCCCATGCTGCTACTGCTGACATTAGGGTTCAAATACCTCCCTAAATGTTGCACTAATTGTTGCTCTATTTAAATATGGAATAGTCTTAGTCCAACTAGCGCATACATACTCACTTGAAGAACTTTCCCCTGGAGGTGTCCAAGTAAAACTTGCAGAATCATTTGCTCTTGCATCTAAAAAAGTTTCAATTGTATCTGCATCTGCTTCAGATACTTTAAAAGTAACTCGATAAACCTTTGGATTTTGATGTTGGGCTAAACCAAATAAAATCCTTTGCTCATAACCATCTGCAAATTGAATAGTCCTTGTTTTAGGGCTACTTGTTTTTTGAACCCCGTAAGTTGGAGTGACGTTTGGAAAATTTGCCATTACGCTAATAAACCTCCAGGTCTTTTCTCTTTAACTAATTCAGCTTGTATAGCTGCTGCCAGCATATCTCCTAATTCCTGTGCCGCACCAGCATCCCCTTCAACTGACGAACCAGAAGCATCTACGTTAACAACAATATTTGCTCCTCCCATTTGATCATTAGGAACAATACTTCCATGACTATTTGGAACAAATAATTCTGGGCCTTTTTCTCCTACAACATAAGGTGATCCTCCTTTTACTGGACCTCCTGATGCTTTGAAAAAGTCATAATTTACTGATCCCCCAGTAGGCCATTTGGCTCCACTAAGATCCATCATGCCTGGGGTCGTAGAACTTACAGGATTTGCCCCAAAGTTAAACATACCCATGATCCCTGCTTTAATTTGTGCAGCCATTATTTGTGCAGCCATATCTAAGAAATGATCTGCTGTTCTTTGGAATAAATTTCTTAACGCATCTTGCGCCGTCATTGAACCACTAACTATTCCTTTAAATGATTCTCCAAAAGCATTACCTATAGCATCAGCAGCTTGTGTTAACTGATAAACAGGATTTAATAGTTTTTTTATTTCGTCCCTTAAATTCTCCACCTCTCCAGTAATAGTGGGAATTTGTAAATTAGCCAAAGCTTCTTCTACTGTCCCAATCTGTCCAATAGCAGCATCAGTAAAACTTCTAAATTTATCCATCTCTTCATTTAATTCACTTAGTTCTCTTTTCCTTCTTGCCCCAGGACTCTCTCCAGCATTACCAGGTATTTTTCCTCTTGTAGCACCAGCAATATCAACAACTTTTTTAGTCCAATACCATAATCTTGCTGCATTAGTAACTGTTTCTACTTCATTTTTTCGCTTTATAAATTGTTGCTTTATCAATAAATCTGTCAACTTGACCTGCATCTCAGCAGCAGAAGTTGTAGCTAATTGATTAATTAATTGAGCCTGATCTTCAAGTGTTAATTTTTTCTCCATTGTCATTATTGCTTGCAACGCACTTTGTTGATCTTTTATTTTTCCTATAGCAAATAAAGCACTACTATCTTGCCCATAAAACTTACCTAAAGCAGCACCAATCTCAGGCCCAAAACGACTAAACGAATTTAAAACTTCTAAAGCTTCTTCTTTCGATATTTTTAAAGTTTTTGCAAGTTGTTTTACTTGTTTTGAACTAAAACCAGCCTGATAACCCATTGCCTCCATCCCTGCATTTACTTTTGAAACTGCAAGATTAAATTTATCCATTTCAATAACAGCAGAAGCTATTGCCGTAGCAACAATAGAACCAGCAAAACCAAACCCAGGACTTAAAGCACCACCTAAAGTACCACCAACACCACCTGCTAATGCAGCACCTCCTCCTTGACCAAATAACAAAGGAAAACCACCACCAATCATTCCACTTTGTAATGCCCCTTTGATTCTTCCTCCTCTCCCCCCAGGGGAAGCAAACATTCCCTGTTCATTACGAACCAAGCTTCCACCAAAACCTAATTTATTGAAAAGAGTTTGTTTCTCTGTTAAAACTCGATTTAACCTCTCTTCAAAAGCTATTTCTCTTTGGGATAACTGTAAAGTTACTCTTCTTGCTTTATTTTCTTTAATTCTTGAATCAACAAAGTCTTGATTCATCATTGATTTATAATTTCTTCTCGCTTCACGAACTACCCTTTGTTCTTCCATATCTCGACTAAATTCAGCAAAACCACCACTAAACGCACCAGAGGCTCTTCTTTGTTTAGATTCAATAATGCTGCTTTTTATTTTGTTGTTAAAAGCAATTCGATCTTTAGTTATCCCTTCATAGATACGTTTCCTTGCTAATAATTCTCTATTAACTGCTTTTTCTGCAAATACTACATCTTCAACTTTTTTCCTATATAAAGCACTATCTCTTGATAATTCCTGTGTGATCGTTCGTGCATTAGTAAGGTTCCTTTGTAAGGTTGCTAAACTTTCTCTTAGCAAAGAATCCTTAAAAGCTTGAGTAAGTTTCCTAGCTTCTGTTTCTGCGGTTTTTAATAAATTTACAAAATTACCAAGGAACCCAACTAACTCCATTACAGGTTTTCCTGCTCTATTAAATTCTTTACCTATAAATTGAAGATCACGACCAGCCCTCCTCTTTGCAAATTGAACATTTTCAGCAATGGCCCGTTCAAACTTGACTAATGGTATTTCATTAAATCTATCAGTAATACCTTGAACAAATTTATTTGTTTTTCTATTTCTTTTTCTATCTATTACATTAACAATTCTTTCTAAATCTCCTGCTTTTTTTGTTGCTTTATCAAGACCACTACTAACATCTTCAACTGAAGCTGCAAAAGTTTTTAATCCTTTTCGCTCTATTCTTCCTAAGATATTTTCAATATTTTGTAAGCTATTTGTAATGCGATCAGTCGCACGTTTTATTGCCTTGTCTTCTACCTTAAAAACAATAGTACGGGTATAGTCAGCAGCCACTCCTTTCTAACCCGATAAACTTCACCCTACTTTACCTTGTTTGCACCCGACTAGCAGCACCTCTTTGAACTTTATCTTGTTCTTTTTCAGCCTCTTCATTCTTTAACGCAAAATAAGCCGACCATCCAATCAACTCTTCCATCGTTAAATCATTTGACAACTGAGATACCGTCATCCCTAACTCCTTCGCTAGAGAAAACATAAAATACCAAAGCTTATTAGCTTTTCAAATCTGCTTGAGCTTCTTCCACCTCCTTATCTGTTCCAGATTCAAGCATTGCTAATTGTATTTCTTGTAAAACAGCAACTTCGATTTCTCGTCTTAAAGCAGCTTTATCACCATCTTGAAATAATCTTTTACTATCTTTATCTAAAGCCTTTTGGATCATTAAAGCTAATGCAAAATCATTAGCATCATTTGTTCCTGCTTTTTTCTGAATTGATTCTCTTTCTGCAATCGTTAATGGATTCCAATATACAGTTAAGACAGTTTCACCATCTTTAACAACGTCATGTTGATATAACTGACTGACACCAAATTTGTTGCGAAGGAGATCAATGGCTTTAGCCATAAGTTAATATTCGATTAGTATTAATACTATACTAAGCGTTTGCAGAGAATTGGCAGGTTATTACAGCCATACAATGTGATTCGTCTTCAGTATCAAATATTCCTGGCCCTACAACATCCCTTACTTTGGGTGTGCAACTATAGGTGTCAACATAATCAGAAGCATTAACAGAGGTCATACCATCAATAACTGATTCACTGATAGCTGCTAATACTGACGTTCCTTTATTCTTAGGAACATAAACATTACATTGAATAAAACCTGAATAATAGTCACTAGAAGCACCTTGATTTTGCATCGTTGCTTGACCAAAATTAACGCCTAAAATGATGTATTTAACTGTCTTACCAGGAGTTGTATAAGCAATATTGTCATAAATCATTTTAACAGTCGGATCAACATCCGTTACTGCATCGGTAATTGCTTTTTCAAAAGCGGCTCTAGCTTTTACAAGTGTCATGGTTTAAGTCCCTTCAAGTTTGGTGTACCCAGTCCTAGGTCTATAATCATCATTTTGTGTCATCTGAGTTCGTGCTTCTTGATTACCTCCAAAAGCTTGCGCACCTATTCTAATATCAACATTCTTTTTCTTATCCGTCATTATTTCATTAATTCGTTGATTTAAAGAAGCTGTACTACCTCCTCCTCCTGCAACATAATTAATTAATTGTGATTTAGGAGACATCAAAGCGTATGGAGCATATTTAACTGCACTACCAATATAAACTCTATCTTTTAACTTAAATTCTGGAACTTCATGTCGTTGTTTGATAATTGGTGTTTGACCAGGGAATAAAACAGTTTTCTTTTTCTCACCAATCGTTCGAGTCGTCTTCTTAATCTTTTCCCATTCTGTACCTTTTGGAGTTTCTGTCCTATTAATTGGCCCTTTACCTGCTTTCCAATTAGATGCAAAGAAACCTGTTAAAACAGGACTATAACCACCTTTAGTAGCATCACTTGTTAAATCAGAAACAGTTGTTTGAATTAATAAATTAAAATCAGCTTCAATTTCTGCATATAAATCTTGTTCAATTCTATTCGTCAGTTGACGAGGTAATTCTTTTTTACTTAACTCTGCTTGTAACTGTTCATAACTTTTTGTAGGTCTTCTTTTTCTAGCTTGTCTTTTCCCATTCCATCGCCTTTCTTTTTTCCTAGCCATCAGAATCTCACCTGAATTGTATGTAGATAAACCTGTCCACCACGTTTTGTATCTATATCAATAATCTGTGCAACCTTATTCCCTCCTCCATAACTCAATGTAATCTCATCTTCAAATGTAGGTTGATGATCTCCTATTAAATCAGGTGTTATATATAACTTTGCTCGTCTTATTTCCCTCCCTTCATCCTCTTCTGCCTGTATAAATTCAA